TTACACAAAATAATTTACAGGCTCTACTGGTGGTGGGCACCAAGCGCCACCAGTACAATCGTTAAAAGCGCCCCCTTTTCTTTGCATTAAGTAATGTTCCTTTGATTTAATGGTTAGATTTACACCACACATTAGCTGTCTTCATCCTAAATACATGGTCGTTACATTATAAATCATCTAAATTGAATGCTTGTCTAAATGTTAAGCGTTTAAGAATGCCCACTTAAGCATGTTTATATTTATGCTATAGTCCAGTCTAATTAGAATTTGGTACTTAAAATGAATATCTGTGTTGGTGGTGAACTAGATGGGCAAAAGATAGAGAAAGAAGGCAGATTACTAAAAGCTTCTGATATCGACCCATCTTTTAAAACTGAGTACTACAAGCAAGTTTTTAACCGCGACAACATTAACTATCATTTTTGGCTGCCAATTGGATCTGACTTACATGATATGTCTGAGAAAGTTCTAAATATCATTAGATCACCTAAAAACTAGTTTTATCGTTTGCCGGACGTATTACGGCGCAAATGGCCCCGCTACATACTAGTTATTGGCGGGGTTTTTTCTTTAATTAATTTGATGATTTAGTTCTCGGTAGTAAATAATTTACTATTGAGAACTAAGTATTTGAAAAATAAAAATAATTTGATTTTTTATTTTATGTTTAGTATGTTGGTAAATATTAATTATTTTTAGGTGAAAGTATGACTTTATTTATTGGTGGTCGCCATCATGGACAATTCTTGTCGAAAGACGAGTCAGATTTGAAGTTAGAAAGTATTCCAAAGCAGTATGGACCAAGAACAGGTATGCAAAGGCCAACAGAGTCATACTTTAGAACCCAAGTAAGCTTCCAAGGAGAAGTGAAAACGTTTTATATAATTTCTGGAAAACAACCAATCGAAATGAGAGATGAAATACTTGATTTATGGGATCAAGTAAAATCAGACATATATGCTATCTAAATAGTTTAAGAAATTTTCTTCCTTTTTCGGGCGGTTGTCTTTCGTGCTATAGTCCAGTCTGATTAAAAACTGGTACTTATAATGAATATCTGTGTGGGTGGTGAACTCAATGGGCAAGTGATAGAAAAAAAGGGGTGTTAAGAACAAAGATGTATATAAATATTAGTAAATTATAAAATTATTAAATAAATTCAAATATTTAAATTAAAAATAAGTGATAAAACTTTAACAATATTTACGTACGTGATGAATTTAGTAACTCAAATAAACATTATTTTAGACGGATAATTATAAAAAACGGAGTACAAATGTCATGAATAAGAATGTAGAGCTAATAAATTACATTGATGTAGCTGAGACAGTTTACGAACGGGTATATGAAAATAATAAAATTTCAAATAATTTGATTGTTAATCTAAATCGCATTATGGCTGAGATAAAGAATCAAGCTGCAGAAAAAAGACTCAAATTGAAGTATAGCTCAATAGACTTTGAACATTGTTTAAGTTTGCCTTTAGCTGATCGCAAGATAAAAGTAGATTTAAGTCTTATACCTCATTTTGAAGATCGTGAAGAAAGTATTTTGTGGTTAACTAACTTTATTGGAAAAATTTGTGAGCCCAGAAAGATGCAAAGACAGAAAAAAAATCTTCATTAAGTACCTGTGAATTTTAGATGAACAGCCCTTAAAGCGGTTTTTTATTGCTAGTAGAATATTTAAGGTATCTTTTCTAATAGGCACATACTATTAGAGTGTTTTTTATTTATTTTTTAGATTGAAAAGATTGCTATTTGAGTAATTTAAATATAAAAATCTTTATTGATTGAGCGTAGTTGTTATACAGGATATTTATAAGGATTTTAAAATGACAATTATCACATTGCTTGATGTTGAGACGAAGAAGAAGGTGATAGTTCGGTCCGTAATAGACCCAATAGCAAGAATAGACAAAAAAGGGAATATACAAATTATTCAAATTCATAAATGGCTATATGATGAATCTGGAGATTTCGTTGATGAAGACTTATATGAGGCACTCAACAATGGAGAAGTTGGAATATACATAACTTTGCAGTATATGATCATTGATATTGAAAATTAATTATTTTTTATTTTTAGTCAGTTTGAGTTCTTACTCTCTAGAGCCTAATGGTTACTACACATAATACCTTATTAAGTATTACCTATTGATGGGCACATATTCTTTATAACTCTTGATAAGTAAAAAAATTATGTAGGCTAAAAATAAAACTATTTAAAAAAGAAATCTTTATCTATTTAAATATGAATATTTGATATTTTTAATTCAATCCCTATTGCTAGTGCTTAAATATTATGCCAATATGAAGTTGGAGATATTTCCGAATAGATATTTCCTATTTCAGGTCTAAGCGTTTTTTTCGCTAAGCCCATTTCTGAATAAAAATAGGAAGTGGGCTTTTTTATTTTTAAATATTTCAGTATTATCAGTGTGTTGCTTTAAGTAACACTAAACCTTATTGATCAGAGCAAATATCAAAAAAAGGGGGAGCTTGCCTACTAGGCAAGCTTTTTAAATTGATGATTTAAACACAATAATCCATTTTAAAGCTCAATAGAAAGATCAAACTTCCATAGCTTTTATTTGTACTAATTTATTGAATATAATCGTTTTTATAATTTTTAAAATTTTCTTAAACTAAAAATGGAAAATTTCTTGTTGCAACATTGTTATAATAGGACTACCTTAAGAAAAATACTTTATAAAAATGAGGAGCTGCTGAAATGACACAGTATCTCATGTTTGCGGAAAATATTTATAAAAAAATTAAAGATGAGGAATTGTTTTCACATGACTGTATTGAAAATATGAACTTACTTATGACATGTATACGCAGAGAAATTAAGGGAACAAAATTTAAATTAAAATATAATTTTATTGATTTTGTTGAATTGTTTAGTAAACAATTAGATGAATGTAAAGTAAAAATAGATGTGAGTTTGATTCCTCCTCATAATTCAGAAGGTGAGTATATTTTATGGTTAGCTGGATTTATCGAAAAAATTACAGAAGGTGGACCTAAACCACCTCCGCCTATAAAGAAATTTATTCCAGAGTATATGAGCTTCAAATCTGAATTAGATTTTTTACCCTTAAATGAGGAAAAAATTCAAAACGAAGGTAAAGAAATTACGGATTACTTTAATTCAAAGCTTTATAAGGCAACTTTTAAGAAGTAATACTATATTGCCTGTGAGTTTAGCCACCGCCTAAGGGCGGTTTTTTTATGGGTGAGAATAATGGATTCTACAGAATACTTTTGGCTTACTCGGAAAAAAGAACCTAAAACCAAGCCTAAATCCAGACCGCTACCTAAAGCTACTCAAAAGTACTTAGAGGCAGAGGAAGAATTTACTGAAGCTTTAGACAATCTGGAAATTAAATACGAAAAGAAATTCCAGTTTAAATCTACAAAGCATTGGCGTTTTGATTTTCATTTAATTGAACATCGTATTTTAGTTGAAATTGCTGGTGGACCTTGGTCTGGTGGACGAAAGGGTAAGCTGGCAACAAAGGCGTGGAGTATGGACCGTTACGATGTTGCTGAATCAATGGGATATACCGTCGTTCGGTTAGAGGCAGCACCGAGATTTAAGATTAATGAATCTGGTCCATTACAGATCCAAGCTCATTTCGCAAGCCAATGGCTCAAAAATTTAAAGAGGCAAATATTTAATGGATCAGATCAGACCATTTCCTCCAACTGATTTTATGGATCAGGCCGAAGAAGAGGAAGCACTCCGTTTAATACCTGCACCTGATTTAAAACTATGGGTAGTTGCTAATTTTCTTACGCTGGGTGGACCTTTACATAATCCAGATCACGACCATATCGCTGAGATGCTTCATGATAATGAGGGTTTCTTGGCTTTCGCATGGGCTTCTTCTGCTTATACCAGAGCTAAGCGTATGGTGCTCGGCCAATGTGAAAAGGTTATGTTTCAACAAGGCGGCTGGAAGAAAGCTCGACAAGAGCAGCAAATGCGCGACTGGTTCGGATTCGTTCCAGTTTACTTAATCACAATCGATGCAAGCTTTTGTGAAAAGGCAAACGATAGCGAGTTCTGTGCTTTGCTTGAACATGAGCTTTATCACATCGGTGTAGAACGAGACTCGGACGGTGAAATTATTTACAGTGATCATACTGGCTTACCAAAGCACTATTTAGCCGGTCACGATGTGGAAGAGTTTATCGGTGTTGTAAAACGCTGGGGAGCAAATGACAGTGTTAAGAGGCTTATTGAAGTCGCTAAAAACCCGCCGTTTGTTTCTGATTTAGATATTTCGAAATGTTGTGGAAACTGCGTAATTACCTGAGCCTTGAGGCTCTTTTTTTTGGCTATTTAGGTTGACGTAGGTTGACAGGATTGAGGATATGGCGGCTCTAAAAAAAGAGGTAAAACTCTTTATAGTTCGCTCACTTGCCGTATTTAATACACCCACAGAAACTGCTGAGCTCGTCAACCAAGAATACGGGATAAAAGTTACTAAACAGCAGTGTGAGAAATACGACCCGACCAAACGGGCAGGCGAGAACCTGAGCGAAGAATTAAGAAAAGATTTTGAAAAGACTCGCGAAATGTTTTTGGGTAAGCCTGAGGCAATCCCTATTGCAAATTTAGCGGTGCGTTTACAGCGCTACGAAAGCCAATATCAAAAGCACAGTAGAAACCGTGTAGCAGCTTTAAGCATTCTTAAGCAAGCTGCTGAGGACATAGGCGGCAAGTACACGAATAAGACTGAAATTACAGGCGCTGGTGGTGGTCCATTACAAAGCGAAAATATTACCTATGTGACTGCTACCGATGAGCAGGTAAGGCAGGCGATAGATGAACTCGAGAACGAATATTGATCCTGTTAAAGCCAAAGCTAAACGGATTAAATGTGAGAAAGAACATTTATTTTTCACTCGTGCTTTCTTCTTGCCACGTATGGGTTTTAAGTTTTCGGTCAATTGGCATCATGAATATATTGCCGACAAGATTGACGAGGTAATCGCTGGAAAGGTTAAGAACCTAGTTATTAACGTTCCACCCGGAAGCGGTAAAACTGAATTACTCACAAACCTTATTGCCCGTGGTATAGCGCGTAATGCACGTTCGCGGTTTCTGTATTTGTCTTTCTCGCAATCACTTGTAGAGGATGTATCAGCTACAGCTAGAAATATTGTTAAGTCGGAAGACTTTCAGAACTTATGGCCTGTAAAGATTTCTACCAGTACGGATGCTAAGTCGAGCTGGAAAACCACCGTTGATGGATATGACGCAGGTCATGTTTATTCTGCTTCGATGGGTGGGCAGGTCACCGGTCGCCGTGCTGGTACATTAGCCAATGAGGGCTTTACCGGTGCGATTATTCTCGATGACCCATTAAAGCCTGAGGATGCATTTAGCCAGACCGCTAGACGTAAAGCTAACCGTAAGATCTTAAATACGGTCAACTCGCGTAAAGCTAAATCTGATACGCCAATTATTCTGATCATGCAGCGTTTGCACGTTGAAGATCCGACTAACTTTGTGATGACAGGTAATGTACCTGGTGAGTGGGAACAAATCAGTATTCCCGCACTTATTGATGATGAGTACATCAGTAAGCTACCAGAGCACATACAGCGCAAAATTCCACGTGATGTTGAACGTGATGAGAAAGGCCGTCAAAGCTATTGGCCATTAAAAGAATCTTTACTTTCATTGCTGCAGCTGGAGAATGGCGGGGAAGATAAAGACGGCGCCACAGTGTCACGCTACACATTTGCAAGCCAATACATGCAAAACCCTAAAAAGCTGGGTGGTGATCTGGTTAAGGCTGAATGGTTCCCACGTTATCTAGAGCTACCTGTTCTTAAATGGCGTGCAATATGGGCCGACACGGCTCAGAAGACTAAAGAGCATAATGACTTTTCAGTGTTCTTATGTGCAGGACTTGGCTATGACAATAACCTTTATATCATTGACGTGAAGCGTGGCAAATGGGAAGCACCCGAGCTATTGAAAGAAGCAAAAGCTTTTATCAATAAACATAAGGACAGTAACACAAAGCTGGTGGAGCCTGTAAATTATTTTGTGTAAGTTCCATTTTTTATAAATGATCTTTTAATCGATCATCGAACTGAATCGTAAACCAATTCATTGCTAAACGCCAATTTTGAATTGGCATCGTCCATTTCTTCGCAGCATTTGATGTTGCTAAGTAAATGACCTTCTTTACTGAGTCATCAGATGAAAAGATTTTCCTTTTCTTCGTTGAATGGCGTATTACGCTATTCAACGACTCAATCGCATTTGTTGTATAAATTGCATGACGTATTTCGGCTGGATAGCTAAAGATCGTTCGGATATTTTCCCAATTGGCCCGCCAGGATTCTCCAATTTTGGGATACTGGTGATTCCATTGATCACAGAAGATGTCTAGGGATTTTAAAGCATTTTCCTCTGTACTTGCCTGATAAATCGCTTTCAGACCCGACGTAACAGCTTTGTAGTCTTTCCAGCTTACAAATCTCAGGCTATTGCGTACAACATGCACGATACACAGTTGAATATCAGTATGAGGGTAAACAGAGGCTATCGCGTCAGGGAAGCCTTTTAATCCATCTACACAGGCAACAAGAATGTCCTGTACTCCTCGATTTTTTAGCTCTGTCATGACTGACAGCCAGAATTTGGCACCTTCTGTCTGAGCAATCCACATACCCAGTAATTCTTTTTGCCCATCCATATTGATGCCTAAAGCAAGGTATACGGACTTGTTAATCACATTGGAGTGCTGACGGACTTTGACAACAATACAGTCAAGATAGACAACAGGATAAAGGCTATCTAAGGCTCTATTTTGCCACTCAGTCACTTGCTCAATCACAGCATCGGTAACTTTGCTGATGAGAGATGCTGACACATCGGCATCGTACATTTCTTTGAAGAAGGCTACAATTTCCCTATTAGTCATTCCTTTTGCATACAGTGAGAGGATTTGGTCATCCATACTGGTGATGCGTGTTTGGTGCTTTTTGATAATTTGTGGCTCAAATGAACCTTCTCGATCACGGGGAATATCTAAAGCCAGTTGTCCATCTTGAGTTGTAATGGTTTTAGAACTAAACCCATTACGGCTATTTGAGCCTTTCTTGGGCTGATGCTTTTCATAACCGAGATGGTCTGAAAGTTCAGTATTGAGTGCAGTTTCAATCATGAATTTTTTAAAGACTGCTGTCATTTGGTTTAAGTCTTCTGGTGTTTTTAGACCTTTAGCCAATTCGGCAGCCATACTTTTGATTGTTGCTTCATCCATGTGAAGTACCTTTTGTAATTATCCTCTGAAGGATAAATGAAAATTAAGTACTTACACAAAATTTAGAACAGTCCCTGCTGGTGCTGCGGATATGCCATATACGATTTTATTTGGCCAATCACCTGCGGGTATGAATGCAACAGGCGAACATGACACACGGAACTATTATGACAGTATCGCAACTAAGCAAACATGGTCCTTAAAGCCATTCATGATGAAGCTTTTAAGAGTAATTGTTCAAACTACATTTGGTCGTCAGATTCCAAGCTTAGATGTTGTGTTTAACCCATTATGGCAACTAGACGCTAAAGTCCGTTCTGAAGTTGAGAAAGCTAACGCTGAACGGGATGCTAAATATTTAGAGATGGGCATCATCACAGAGCCACAGATAGCACGGCAGCTACTTATTGACGGTGTTTATTCAGTGATTGATGAAGAACATATCAAAGAGCTTGAGACAATGGTGAAGCTTAATGACAACGATAATTCAGATCCTAAAACCCCACCTCCAGCAGGCGAAGAAACGTAAAAAAGGTCGTAAAGCTTCCAAGCCGAGAGCCGTGCACGTAAATCGCCGTGTAGAGCTATATTACACACGACAACTACTGGCTATTTCAAAATACTGTCAGGAACAAACAAAAGAATTGGTTATTCCTACAGTCGGCCAGAATATCGGTGATGCTTGGTTCTCAGACATGATGACGGCGTTTAGGGAAAAGCTCACAAAGTATGTTGTTGAGATTTCACGACCGTTGGCCACAAAGGTTGTGACTGATACTCAAAAGGAAGTGGACAAGCAAATTGCAGAACACACTAAAACAATTATTGGTGTAGATCTTACGCCGTTCTATCGAGCTGCTGATATTCAGGACGAGGTAGATCTAAACATTACGGCAAATGTCAGTTTGATTAAGTCTATTCCGCAGCAATACGCCGATAAGCTTGAGGTATTAATTACCAACGCTTTGCAGACTGGACAAACAAATGAAGAGTTGGCCAAAGCAATTAAGCAATTAGGACTATCTACTGATTATCGTGCACGTCTTATTGCTAGTGATCAGATGGGCAAGATTAACGGCCAAATTAACCAAGCTCGACAGCTTTCGATGGGTGTCGAGACATACACATGGCAAACGGCGAAAGATGAGCGTGTAAGGCCAGACCACCAGCATAAGCAAGGCAAGACATTCAGATGGGATTCACCACCAGACGGTGGACATCCCGGTCAGCCTATCCGATGTCGTTGCACGGCATTGCCTAATTATGAGGATATTTTAATTGATTGAACTATTGGTTTAATTATATGATTAATAATTATTTTATATATTAATTTAAATGGATACGAAAAGCACAGACAGCACTTCAATAAGTATATTTACTCCTTATCAAGAAATTGCTGATAAATATTTAAGGACCATGAGTATTACTACAGATGCAAGGTTTACAGCAGCAAGGAGATTGAAACATATAAATGACATATGTTTCATCACCACTACTATTGCATCTTTAGGATTAATATTAATTCCATTACTTGATCTCGCTGGAATTAATAAAAGTTTTTCAAGTATAACTTTGACAATTATTCAAGTATTTCTTGCTGTCTGTGTTTTAGTATATTCAACCGCTATTGCCACTGCCAATTTCCAAGTTCGTAGTAAAGAGTTTTTGCAATGTGGGGATAGGATTAAAAAGATCATTGATGAATTTAAAGTTCATTTAGTAGATGTAAAACACAAAAATGAAAAGCCAAATCTTGAAAAGTATATGAATGAGTACCGAAAAGTACTAGATGGTTTTGAAAACCATGATGACGTTGACTACAAGTCAGCATTTTATGAATATGAAAATAAAAGATATATAGCATTATCTGAGGATGATAAATCTAAATGTGTAAAACCAAAAAAGCCAAAGAAATTTTGGATTTACATTCCATCTTGTTTAATTGTAATTTTAGAAGTTTTAATTATATCTAGTATGTTGATATCTTATTTTTGTTATGAGGATAAAGTTAATAAGAATTTACCTATGAAAGTAAAGACTGCTGTTGAATTGACTAATTCAAATTAATTTTAGAATTCCCAAATATGTTAACCCACCACTCGGTGGGTTTTTTATTGAGCGCAATTTATGAAAAACATTTACCGCTTCAAGGTAGGTGACTTTGCGCCAAGCGAATCGACACGCTCATTTACCAAAGAGGGGTATCTGAAATGCGTCAATGTTCGCTTAGCTAAAGCGCCTCAAGTACGTCAGTACTATGCGTATGAGTTTCCATCACTGGAAGGTTATACCGCTGATCAAGTCATTAATGTCTACACGCCTGCAGAAGAGCTTTTCAAGCCTGAGGCTATTCAAAGCTTCAATGGTGTAGACGCTACAGACTATCACCCGCCTAAGAATGAAATTAACGCATCTAACTGGAAGGATTATCACATTGGCTATTGTGAGAACGTTCGACAGGAAGGCGATTATCTGGTGGGTGATTTGCTCATTAAAGACAAGATCAGCATTGATCTGATCCAAAGCAACGAGCGGCTAGAAATGTCGCTTGGCTATGGAGCCTTATTAATCGTTGAGCAGGGTACTGCGCCAGATGGCACGCCGTATCAAGCCAAATTTATCAATTTTATTGGCAATCACGTAGCACTCGTTAAATATGGCCGTTGTGGTGGTGATTGCCGCATCGGTGACAAACAGCAAACTCCACCAAAGGGGAAAACAATGGAAGTAATTGTAAACGGTATCCGCTTTAACATCGGCGATAACACGCCCTTAGCAGATGCATTAAAGCAGCAACAAGAGCAGCTTGAAAACATGAAGGCTGCAAAACTTAAAGTGGGTGATAAGCAATTTTCAATCGGTGATGAACTAGGTGCCATTCAAGCGGTTGTAGATCAGTTACATGCCGAAAAAACAGCACTGGAGCAAAAAGTAGGTGATCTGGAAAAGAACCAAATGACGCCTGAAAAGCTTGAGCAAGCTGCGGCTGAACGTGCTGCTGTGATTGCGGATGCTAAAGCATTGGTACCAACAGTTAAAACAGAAGGCTGCACATGCGAGCAAATCAAGCGTGATGTAATTGCTGCTAAAGCGGGTGATGCATTAGTAACAGCTTTGATGGGTAACGTGTCGGTAGGCGATGCAAAGCCTGAGCAGATCGATACAACTTTCCGTGCACTCTGTGCTGTGAAGGGTACACATCCTTCTAATCCTGTAGGTGATGCTCTTCACCAGCAACAGCAAGTTAAAACTGGTGACGGTAAACCAGTAGATGGGGAACCCAAACCTAACAACAAAAAAGAAGCTTGGAAACAAAGTTTCTAATTAACTGGAGAACTGCAAATGTCTTTAACCCCTCAAGCTATTCCGGGTATGCGTGCTCGCCTGCACATGCCCGAAGAAATTTTATCTTTGCCAGTTGCTGGTACAGGCGTAGTTAGTGACGGCGAAGTGGTGGTCCAATCTGCTGACGGAAAAACCGTAAGCGCAGTAACTGAGGCAACCAATACAAAGTTTGGTGTAGTGGTTTTTCAGCACGTGGGTAAATCTGGAAAAAATGCCTTAGGTAAAGAAGCCTATCAAGCTAAGGACTGTGCACCTGTAATGCAAATCGGTTCTATCTGGGTGAAGCCTTCAGCACCAGTGATCGATATCAATGCGAAGGTATATGTACGTACTGCGAACCCTACTGCCCAAGCGCCACTTGGTTCACTTTCTTCTGCAGCATTAGATTCTACGGAACTTCCTAATGCCTCTTGGGAAACCATCACTGGTCCTGATGGATTAGCTATTCTTCGTTTACGTGGAGCATAATCAATGTCAAAAAAATTAGAACAAATGAAAATCCGTCTATCAGCAGTTGCACATGGGGTGCAAATCGCTGTAGGAGATGCCTTTAATTTAGATAACTTTGCCAAGTTATTATTAAAGCTTGAATCAATTGATGAAATGACACCGCAACTTGCTGAAGCTCAAGCATATGCCAAGTATTTACCAATTGAAGGTTTGGAAGGTGCTGTCATTGGTTCAGCAAGTGTCTTGCAACGTAAGAGAGGTGTAGGACGTGGTAAGCGCTTCTCAGGTCAAGGTAATGACGTGCCATTAGCAGAGGTTGTTTACGATGAAGTAAAACTCACTGTACAGCCTGGTGTTATTGGTTATGAAATCAGTATTTTTGATGCTGCAGCTGCCTTAAAAGCAGGTATTCAGTTAACGACTGACAAAGTTGCAGCAGCTCGATTGGCCTATGAAAACCATATGAGTGATGTCGCTTGGTTTGGCGAGCCTGAAACTGGTTTGCTAGGCTTCTATAATCAAACAGGTGTTGAGGTGATTACTTCTACAGTAGATTATGCGACTGCTACAGTAGAGGTCATTCTTGCCGATATCAATAAGGCAATTAAAGGTGCTTCTAATGCCTCTAAGTTCGATGGCAGTATTCAACCAGATACTTTCGTGATGCCTGAGAATAAGTTCACTATTCTAGCAAGCCGTATCGTTCCCGATTCAGCAGGGAAAACCTTCCTTGAATATATTAAGGAAAAGAACACCTTTGCAATGCAAGGTAAAACTCTGACATTCACTTCAGAAAGTATGCTTGAGGATAAAGGTGAAGGTGGTACTGACCGTAGCATTATTTACCGCCGTGATCCGAGCTGTATTACTTTCCGTTGTAATGAACTGGAATTCTTGGCAGCTCAACCTATCAATTATGTGATGCGTACACCGGGACACTATATGTATGAAGGTGTCTATTTAAAACGTGTCGATTCTCTCCGCTACTATGATGTTGAATAAGGATAACTAAACATGCCAAAAATTACTTATAGCGGCTCTCAGGCCGCTTTTTCTTTTGATGGAATTCAGGTCGGTCAGGGCCAAACAGTACAAGTTAGTGCTTCGGATCTCACACGTATATCTAAAGGTAAGGCATTTAAATCACTCGTTGAAAAAGGTGAACTTGAAGTTCAGGAAATCCCAAATGATGAGCCAAAAGCAGCAGGGAAAACTGGTGGTCGTGGTGGCAAAGGTGGCAAACAAAACGATGCAGCAGGTGAGCAACAAAAGGCCACTGATGAAGATGCTTTGGCCGCCGTGAAGGCTGAATTAACAGAGCTTGAAGTAACGTTCAGTGATGATGAAACACTTGAGCAGCTACAAGCTAAGTTAGCTCAGGCTAAGGAATAAGGTAGACATATGGACGTACAAACGTTTCGCTAGAAATTCTCGACTGATACGGCTTTAGTTAATTTGCCTGATGCAAAGATTCAGGATGCATTAGAAGAAGCAGATCTGGTCGTATCTCAAATTGAGTTTGGCGCATTAAAGGAGCGTGCTGTAGGTCTGTATGCAGCCCATATCCTTAAAGTAGGTGCCTCAAGCGGCAATGGTGCTGCTTTTGGTACCGCCTCAAGCATGACAATTGCGGGCCAAAGTGTGAGTTATTCACGTTCATCGAAAGAAGCTTTCTATGATCTCAGCATGTATGGCCAGCGCTATCTTGCGTTAAAAAATTCCATTCCAATTGATGATGAAGGCACAAACCCTAACCGTTTGGGTGTGGGTGCCTTTGTTGTATAGGAGAATCCCATGCCTTTTAAATATCAGGCACCAGAAGGTTATAAACCAACCAAACTCGTTATTGCCGGGCAAAACCTAGATATCAAAAACGGCGTTTTAGAATCTGATAATGACATTATCCATATTTTAAAGCCCTTAGGTTTTGAGCGTTATGTTGAAGTGGTTGAGCCAAAGAAATCTGCAGCATCTGCTAAAGAGTAATTAAGCTATGAGCGATTATCGTGTTGATACTCAGGGCAACTTTGATGAGATGAATAATCGCGTTAGGTTTGAAATAAGACGCACGGTTAACGCTCTTACTTTGCGCTTACAGCGGATTGTTCAGGAAGACATGTTAAGTGGCCAACGACTCAAAGTTCAGTCTGGCCGTTTGCGTGGATCCGTTTCATCAAAGGTGGATGAGGATAAGGATTCGATAGAGGGAACCGTGGGAGCTGGTGGTGCTTTGGTGCCTTATGCACCTGCACATGAATTTGGTCTAAATGGTGCTTTGGGTGTTAAAGCACACCTGAGGACAATTAAACAGGCGTTTGGCCGACCTATTTCACCTGTTCAGGTCAATGTTAAGGCCCATTCTAGGAATGTTCGGTTTAGAGAATTGCGGTTCATGCGTGATTCACTGGATATCGTGGCCAAGATTGTGCCGAAAAATATTGATGCAGCAATTCAGCGAGGTATAGCAGGTGGATAGTGAAGCAATTTATCAAGCGCTGTTTGATCGGTTAAGTACAAGGGTAGAAGGGCTCAAAACAGTAAGTCGCCGTTTACGTCACTTTAATAATGTATTGCCTGATGAACGGCCTGCCATATTTATCACTCAAGGCAATCAGCAAGAAGTACCGGTACATGGTATGGATTCAAAAGTTGAACTTGCTGCTGAAGTTTATATCTACATCCATGAGGCTGATAGAGCTAAGCCCCCATCATCACAGATGAATATTTTCATCGATCGTGTACGTGAAGCTATTAAGCCAGACCATCCTGATTTTAGTGAGTATCAAACCTTAGGTGGTTTGGTAGAGCACTGCTGGATCGAGGGCACTGTAGAAGTATATGAAGCAGTAGAAAACATGCTGGATGACCAGGCGATTGCCATTATCCCTATCCGAATCCTCACAACCAATTAACAAAACATTCATTTTATGACCGCCTCGATGGCGGTTTTGTCATTTTAGAGAGGTCAAAATAAATGGCTCAGTATTTATTTGGTGCCGGCAAGATTTTTGCTACACCGATTCAAGATGTATACGGGCAACCGATTAGTAATCCCACACCAGTTGAAGTGGGGGTAATGCAATCCGTTGGTGTAGATATTAGCTATGACTTAAAAGAACTTTTCGGTCGTGGACAGTTCGCCGTAGATGCTGCACGCGGTAAAGGTACCATTAAATGTAAAGCTTCATTCGGGCGAATTAACGGCACCTTATTAAATTCCATTTTCTTTGGTGGCGTTGTTGCTGAAGGTGGAATCGAAACGGTTTCCCAAACCATTAATGGTGAAGTGATTCCGGCTGGTGGTTCAGTTACTCCGGTTGTCCCTAACATCGGTACATTCGTAAAGGATCTAGGCGTAACGGATGCGAAAGCAATCCCACTTAAGCGTGTAGCCTCAGCGCCAACAACAGGGCAATACAGTGTAGATGCAGCAACCGGTACTTATACATTTGCTGCTGCCGATGCTGGTAAAGCGGTATTTATTAACTTCCGTTATTCAGCAATGGTAGCGGGTGCTAAGTCAATCACTGTATCAAACCTAGATATGGGTTATACGCCAGAGTTTGCCGTTGACCTGCAACGCGACTACAAAGGCAAATTCATGCATATGAATTTCTTCCGTTGTACCAGTAACAAACTTGGGTTTAGTTCAAAACAGGACGATTACGACATTCCTGAGTTTGAATTCCAGCCTATGGCTGACGATCTTAACCGTGTTTTCAAAATAGATTTATCGGAGTAATGCCAAATGCAATTTAAGCAAGTTGATAACCCACGTGGTAACCCGCTTAAAATTAATGGCCAGATTTGGATTTTTGCGCCGTTGTCCTTAGGTACTGCTGAAAAGCTGATGCCAAAGCTTAAAACCTTTGATCCAAGTGACTTTGCTTTAGTGGTGGATGTTGCGCATGGTTCTTTAAAGCGTAACTATCCTGACATTACACGTGAATTTGTTGCTAATGAACTGCTTGATGTTGGTCACGTGAACGCCGTATTTGAAACGGTCATGGGGGCTTCTGGTCTGGTTTATACGGGTGAAGACGAACAGGCCACTGATTCGGGGGAATAGATTGGGAGGAGCTGTACACGCATTTGGTGCTGACATTGGGCAAGGATTACGACTATGTACGTAATGAATTGGATTTCCCAAGAGTTAAAGCATTGAATGCGTATCACAAACAGTGTCCTCCCAGCCATGTCGGCATTCAGCGTCTGTGTCGGATCCTTGAGGCATTTATGGGGATTGAAGACAATACAGATTCAGGCGATACGCAAAGCGATGATGAAGATGATTTATTTGCGGATCTGCAAAACTTTCCTCAGGGTGGCTAAGGCTGCCCTGATTGATTTATATACTTGAGTTGGTTAAAGTTTGTGTGAACTTTATAACAACTTGGATATAACCATGAAAACAGTATTAGGGGTGAGTCTTTTAGCTTTGACTTTGGCTGCTTGCGGTGGAGGTGGCGGAGGTGATTCTTCATCTTCCAATAATGAGGGTAACAACCCACCAGTATCAAAAGCTGAAGTCAAAGGTATTTACACTGGAAAGACCAATCAAGAACAGAACGTAGTCGGATTAGTGGATAAAAATAATAAATTCTGGTTCTTATATTCAGCACCTTATTCTTCTGGTATTGCTGGATTCATGACTGGAAACTTCACTGTTTCTGGCAATACGATAAAAGCCAATAGCGGGAAAGACTTTTATTTTGGTGGTGCTACCGTTTACAATACATCAATTAGTGGAACAGTTGATTCCAAGAAGAGCCTGAAAGGCACAATCACATACTCGCCTTCAAATCAGGTTACATTCGATACCGTATATGAAACGGATTTAAACAACACAGCATCCAATCTAGCGACAATTGCAGGCACCTATTATGGAGAATCGGTGATTGTGCAAGGTATTGAAGATGCGAATTTAACTATTTCAAATACGGGTGTGATTTCAGGTAAGGGACAAAGTGGCTGCACGTTCTCAGGGAAAATAGCAGCTGAAGAAAATGCACCTTACTACAACGTTGATTTAGTTTTCGGTTATTCACCTTGCTATCTGGCAGGACAGTCAGTTAATGGTGTGGCTTATTATGATTCAGCTGACAAAACTTTATATGCAGTGACTGAAACAAGTAACCGAGATAATGCAGTCTTATTCTTGGGTACGAAAAATTTAAGATAAAAATTCTGATTATCCATAGTTTTTAATGAACCGCCTTAATGGCGGTTTTTTTATGCCTATAAGAGAGGAATTATGAGCAACAATCGAGTGGAAGTGCACGTTGGTGCGAAGACTTCCGAACTTAAAAAAGGCATGAATGAAGCCGAAAGTATTGTTAAAGATACGGCGCAGGAGATTGAAGTCACAGGAAAAAAAGTGGACTTTCAGATTGACGTATCTGGTGTTCAAAAGACCTTTGATAATCTCTCAACCAATATCTCAACGCAGATGCTGGGCTTAGGTAAAAAAATTGCTGCTGGTATTGGTTCTGCCTTAGCTGCAGATGGGTTGGTCAGTTTCACTCGCAATGCAATTAGTACCGCTTCAGAAGTTCAGAAAATGTCTGACATGCTGGGTGAATCAGTAGAAGACTTCCAATACTTTGCCAAGGGTGCTCAAACAGCTGGATTGTCATTAGAACAGTTCGGCATGATGGGTAAGGATGCGCTGGATCGTCTCGGTGAAGCACGCCGTGGTGAAGGCGAAATGATGGACTTCTTTGAAAAGGTTGCGCCTAAAATTGGTGTGACCATCGACATGTTCAAAGATTTAAGTGGTCCAGAAGTTATCCAGGCATATTACGATGGTTTGGAAAAAGCCAACTTATCGCACGCTGAAATCATCACATACATGGAACAAATTGTGGATGATGGCAGTTTACTTATTCCACTACTCAAAGACGGTGGTGCGGGCTTTAAAAAATGGGGTGAGGAAGCCAAGAATGCTGGCGCTATCATGTCTAAAGATATGGTGAACAACCTCGGTAAAGCTAAAGAAAATCTTTACACACTAGAGCTTCAGTTCCAAGGTTTTCAGGCAATGCTGATCAATTCAGTAACGCCTGCGGTGACAGCTATTGCGCAAAACTTTGACAATATCAAAGCTGTAGTCCTTTAAAGGCCGTGGACCGATCCAGTTAACTGGTCGTGATAACTACAAAAAATATGGTCGAGCATTGGGTATTGATTTTGAATCACATCCCGAACTTGTAGCAATCCCCAGTATCGGCTTGCTAGTCGCTTGTAAATTCTGGACTAACAACGGATTGAATGAACTTGCAGATCGTGATGACGTTTTAACTATAACCCGTCGCATTAATGGTGGTACAAATGGCTTAGTTGAACGTAAAGCCAATCTAGCCAAAATTAAAAGTTGGATGTCATGAAAGCTTTAGTATTGCTGTGCTTTCTCCTAACAGGATGCACAGCCCACACGATCAATAGCAATGTGAGTGTAGGTATTTGTGTGAAAGCTCTCTGAGGAGGGCTTTATTTGTAATAATCTACATAAAAAATACTTTGAATTTTAGGCTCATATGGATTTAAACCACTCCAATTTTGAAAATCAATAATTTCATGTATATCCAGTGAAAATATTTTATTTAAGGGGTATTTACTTTTCTCTATAAGTATAAAAGGTGAAGTAATTCCATTAAATTGATGTGCTGTAAGATCAATAACATACTCCTCACTTTCTAACCAATAATGATTTTCTTCTTCAATATTTGTTCCCTTCATTATTTTAAAATCATTTATGCCTTCTTGTTGAAGAATCATTAATAGTAAGCTACTTGCTTCCTCACAGAAGTTTCTGGGAAAGACTTGCCATATCATTGGAGATTTAAGATGGTCTTCAAAAAACTTAAGAGCCGAGCTAGTTATCTTGTGTATTTTTTCGTATTGCATTTAATTTTAATCCTTTTAATCAACCGTTCCTAAAATAGGAATCATCTGTGGCCCAGTCATCCGAGCCTTACTAATAATCTCGACAAGTTCATCATATGTTAAATTAAAAGAATCTTCACTATCAAAAACATAGACCATATTTTACCCTCATATTCTGGAGGTGTAGGTGGACATTTGAATTATGCTAACCCCTACGTTTCTGATAAGAAAAACAGGGATGCTTGGGTAGATGCCTTTTTCGAAAAATCGAAAAAAAATGGTTTGGTTTTTGGCTCAGGAAAGAATGTGCACGGCCATGGAACAACGAAAGATTTAGCCAAATATATTACTAAACCATTTTCTATTTCTTTAGGTAGTGAGTCTTCTAACTTAAACTCTCAACCAATTTAAATATTAGAAATACTGCTCCTTTTGGTAATAACCCTCATAAAGACCAAGTTAATGCTGTAAACTCTAAAACGTCTCATGTGACCATTTATCAGCCCCATAAAACTGAAATGACGATCAATGGTGCGGACAACCCAAATGAAACTGCTCAGGTAATACAGCGTCATAATGAAAATACAATGATTCAAATGGCGAGGAGTGTGAAACCACTAATTAACTAGATAGATATATAACAATGGTTTAATGGGTGATTTTTGAGCATCAATAGATTATTATGTAATAGTTTAACTATATACATGATAAGAGGAAAAATGAAAAGTATCCTGTTTTTAGATGCCGTTTTGTCAACCAAGATCGTCACATTTGCATACTGGATCTTACTTTTGTGTGTATGGATTACGGGGGGCGTTATGATTGCTGGGGGATTAGGTGGCAATAGTCTACCTCCAGAAGCAGCAAGCCCATACACATCAGGCTCTTTGGGTGTCTTTGTTGGTATATGTATTTTAATTTTTGGTTCGGTGATAGTTCGTCTTTGGGCTGAATTTTGGGTGGTTATATTCAAGATTCAACAAAATACAAGAAGAACTGCTGACCTACTTGAGAAACTTGGTAAGAGTTACAATTCACCACTCTAAACTTTTATTTGAATCAAAACCCACCAATCGGTGGGTTTTTTATTGCCCGGGAAATAGAATTTTTAACTATTCGAGTTTGCAGCTTGTTTATCAATTTGTTTATTAGTTTTGTGAATATCATTAATAATACTTGATGCGACATAGTCACCAATATGCTTAAAAATTGTTTTTCCCTCAATTTCGTAGCTCAGAGAGAACAAGACCAAAACAGGTATAATTATTTTCCACATTTTATATTTCCTTATTAAGTTCTCTGAATAATTTCATAAATTACTAGAACATTAACACATTATTGGTGAAAAATGAGATCCTTCTTTAAGAATTTTGAGGGATCGTAACGGGAAATTTTTCATGTTATTATTGGATTGTACAATCCAAATTTTTTTAAGGGTTGTTTTCAATGATAAATAGGTGATGGGTATGCTTGCTCCAAAGAAAAGAGCACATGAAATACTTGACCAGATTGGTGTTTTTGGTCGCAAAAATGCTTCTGAGTTCACTATTCATAGATGGAAGACCCAAGCTAAATCATTGGCAGAAAGTGATATTGTTGATAGTAAAAGAATATTAGCGATCATTGGTGTTTACGAAAATAATTTCGAAATCGCTAAGAAAAACTTTGAGCAAGCTCTTGCTTTATCAAATTATGAAAATAGTTTGGTTTTATGTGATTATGCTCAAGCATTGTTAATGCTTGGAAAGGGTGAAGATGCTCTAAGTTATTTAGTTAAAGCATTCAATATTGAGCCAAGTGCAAAAACTTTGGATAGAATTTTAACTTTATCCAATTCTTTAATATATCCAGATGTATTAAATGAAATCAGAACATTAGTAACAAAACTAAATATTAATACGGATTTGTATTTACCATTAATTGAAGAAACTATTCTAAAAGTTAATGAAAATATTGAATTTATTGAGCAAATTGGAGTGTCAGTGAGTTCATATAGATCAATGATAAATCTCAGTGATTTAGTATTGTACTCAAAATTTTATACTCAGACTAAAATCGCAGCTTGTAAGTTAGATGATATGATAAATACAATAATCTATCCTGAACACTTAACTGCAGATGATATTTCTGAATTAAACGATGACTTTGTGGAAAACGTTATTAAGGCAGAAATTCCCCTTGATGATCTTCTAAAAATATCAATTTATTTTAGTTTTGATCACCAAGAAAGTAGAGATGTTGCTTGAAAGAATGGAAGCTTTAGAATTTCTCGAATTTTCAAAAAAACTAGATACTAGCAATGAGGCTGATGCAAGATCGTGTATCAGTCGTGCTTATTATTGTGCGTATCATGAAGTTAAGAACTTTGTTGAAGAAGATTTAAATATTGATATTGATAAAGTTAAGGGTGGTTCCCACGAAAGGGTGAGTAAAACACTTTTAAGTGAAAAAACTCAGAGGTTAAAGGGGCTTGGATATAAAATGTTAACTTTCCATTCCAGACGTGTAATGGCAGATTATCATTTAGCTGACGAATGCCATCAATCTGATGCTGATGAAGCGATAACTGAGTGCGAAAAAATATTAAAAATTTTAGATGAGTGTAAATCTAAAAATTAATATTTAATTTATCTCTATAAATTGATTTCTTCTAATACCGCCTTAAGGCGGTTTTTTATTGTCTGGAGAAAAGCATGGCTATCACTGAAACAGTTGGCTCACTATTGTTTGGTGGTCATCGTTCAATAATGGGTTTATTTGCTGACGTTGTTATTGAAGAAAACCACTCTGATGAGCTTGTAATAACAGAGCATCCAGTAGAAAAGGGTTCACCGATTTCTGACCACTGCTATAAAGCACCACCAGAAGTAACAATGAAAATTGGCTGGTCTGAGAGTGCTGGCAGAATGAACGGGCTAATAGGTAATACATTTATCGGGGCAGATTTGTCACTTCTTGGTATTTATCAGGGGTTGCAGGCCTTACAAGGTCAACGACTTATTATTTCTAATGGTAAACGCCTTTATACGGACATGTTGATTAAGTCATTAAAGAATGTCACTGATGAAACAAATGCTTTGATGATCGATATTGTGTTTAAAAAAGTCTTTATTGTTTCCACAAAAGAAACGCTGGTTTCAATCGTTGATCAAAAGAACCCCGAAGTAACTTCTGATGTTGTTGATTCTGGTACCAAGCAACCGAAACAAGTTAACTCTTCAGTATTGAATACTGTTTTAGGGCCAGCTGTAGATGCTTTTAGTTCATTAATGAGTGGTAAGTAAATATGGTGTTATATGAAATCCCTTTACTCGATCGGAACCAGAAATTTTTTATCAAACTAAATAAGGTGAATTACCAGCTTAAATTGGTTTATCTCAAAAGATGGTACTTAGATATCTATCAAGCAAATGCTGAACCAATTGCCCGTAGTAGAGGTCTATTATAAAAAACTTGGTGGAAGTTTAGTAAGAAGCAAAAGAGCTAATTTTATTTACTCTTCGGTTAGTTCTTTTAATTTTTCCAACCACTTTGCATATGCTTCTGTTTGCTGTGGTAAATATTCGTAATAATCATAAGTACCTTGTTCACCTGACATTACATGGCCAATCATGAGTTGTGCTACATCACGCGATGTAAAAGCACTGAAATTAGTACGTGCTGTTCTTCTTAGGTCATGAAGAGACCAATGCTTCATATGATAGTCATGATGTCTTCTGAGTCGCTCCATTAAGTAACCAGGTAATGAATTAGAGGATCCATGACTCATAGGTGTTTCTTCACTGTCATTAGTTAAGAAGTACTCACAAGAGCTATATTCAAAAGCTTCAACAATTAATGCCTCCATTTCAGGCAAAATAGGGCGAATGATTTCACGACCAGTTTTCTTACCAGTCTTGTTGTTAATCACCGGTACAATCCAGACCTTTCTATTTAAATCAAAATCTGTCTTTTTAGCTTTTCTAAGCTCACCATTACGGCAGCCAAACATTAAACATAGTTTTAAGAAAATTTTGTTTTTAGGCAAAATATTTGATTCTTCAATAGCCATCAAAACCATCTTAATTTCTTCATCAGAAAGAAATCTTGTTCCTCTGTTTCGCTCTATACCTAGATCTTCCTTAGCATAGATATCAGATAGAACATTTACTTCAAGTAGTTGTCTTTTTTTGGCCCACTTCAGAACCTGTTTTGCATTCGTTAATACGCGATCTGCAATTGAAGGCACATCATCCGCCAACTCTTCAAGTAAGGCCAACCATTGCTGTAAAGTAATGCGATCAACTGGTAAATCGCCAACTTCAGGAATTACATGCTGCTCAAAGGTATTCCTAATTTGCTGGGCAGAAGTTTTCTTCTTCAGGCAATAACTTTCATACCAGTCATTAAAAACTTCTTCAAATGTGCTGGCATCAATGTATTTTTGCTGCTGTACACGAACCTCAACTTTAGGATTCATTCCTTTATCTAAAAGTGACCGCATTTCGCCAGCTTTCATGCGTGCATCTTTGAGTGACATATGAGGGTAGGTGCCCAGATCTAAGCGTTCGGCTTTTCCAGCAAAACGGTACCGAAGCTGAAAAACAATTTTCCCTTTAGGTGAGATCCTGACACTCATTGAGTCCCGATCTGCTATTTCTTCAACTTTATCACGTGCCTTGCCGTTATTAGCTTTCAGCCACACTTCAGTTAAAGCCAT